GAGAGCGAGATGAGCGAACAGAGGAGTGAGTACCAGGGCGTCGAGGGGACGTGCCCCAGGTGCCAGGGCACCGACGGGCACCACCAGATGGACTGCGACGCCGGCCAGGTCGGGCCGACCCAGGTCCAGGAGGAGGTCGACCGGGGCAACGGCGTCGGCCTGGGAGGCGAGCGCGACCCGGCCGAGGGCAACGACGAGCTGCCGCCTCCTGTCCTGGAGCAGAACGAGGTCGGCGACATGCTGCCCGGCAGGATGGGCAAGGCTCCGCCCACCGCGGCCGAGGTGGTCGGGAGCGACATGCTCTGGCTCGTGGCCAGGACGTGCCACGAGGTGAACAGGGCGTACTGCGAGGGCGTCATGGCCGACCACAGCCAGAAGCCCTGGGCCATCGCGCCGACGGCGACCAGGGCCTCGGCCTACGCCGGCGTGCTGCTGTTCATGGAGAGGGGCGACGACCTGGGGCCGGAGGACATGCACGGGTCCTGGATGGAGCGCAAGCTGGAGGAGGGCTGGACCTTCGGCAACGCCAAGGACGAGGAGCGCAAGACGCACCCGAACCTGCTGCCGTACCACCAGCTGCACAGGCACGAGAGGGCCAAGGACAAGATCTTCCTGGCCGTCTGCCGATCGATCCTGGGCGGGTGAGCCCTGGACGTCTCGGCCGGCATAGACCTCAGGTTCGGCGAGTACACGCTGCGCCTGAGCACGGACAACGAGAACCTCTGGCTGTCGAACAACGGCGGCGAGGGCATGGAGCTCAGCACAGACGACGTGGAGAGGATGCTTGACCAGTACTTCACAGAGAACTTCTGATGCCGGACCTGCAGCAGTTCAGCGCGTTCGACTACACGAAGGTGCCCAGGCTCGACCTGGACGACCTGCCGGCCGGCCTGCGCCAGTACAAGCAGGACCTCATGCAGTTCACAGAGGAGGAGCTGCACTTCCTGCGCTGGCGCATGATGTGGAAGGGCCTGGCCAGGGAGAAGCAGCTGCCGCCGTCCGAGTTCGAGGAGTACGTCAAGACCATCTGGGGCATACGCTCCGGCCGGGGCTTCGGCAAGACCCTGGCCGCGGCCAACTGGCTCGGCGGCGAGGCGGCGGAGACCAGGGGCATCTTCGCCATAGTCGCGCCGACTCACGACGACGTGAGGTACACCTGCTTCGAGGGGCCGACCGGCCTGTACTCGGTGATCCCGCACGTCCTGATAGCGGACACGAACAGCGTGCTGCCGAGCTGCACCCTGTGGAACGGCAGCTTCATCCGCGGCTTCGCCGGGGACACGCCAGAGCGCCTCAGGGGGCCGCAGCACCACAAGGCGTGGTGCGACGAGATCGCATCCTGGAAGTACCCGCAGGAGGCCTGGGACAACCTCTGGTTCGGGCTGCGCCTGGGCGACCACCCCCAGGTGCTGTGGACCGGCACGCCCAAGCCGACGCCGTTCATGCGCCGCCTGGACAAGGACCCGAACGCGGTGACGGTCACCGGCTCGACGTACGAGAACCGGGAGAACCTCACGCAGGCGTTCTACGACAACGTGGCGAAGTACGAGGGCACGAAGGTCGGGCGCCAGGAGCTGTGGGGCGAGATCCTAGACCCGGAGGAGGAGGGCATCGTCAGGCGGTCGCAGTGGAAGCTGTGGCCGGCGAAGAAGCCGCTGCCGAAGTTCCAGGTCATAGTGATGAGCCTGGACACGGCGTACGGCGAGAAGCAGCACGACAAGAAGAAGCAGGAGTCCGACCCCACGGCGTGCAGCGTCTGGGGCCTGTTCGAGCTGGGCGGCAAGAAGGTAGAGCACCAGCTGCAGCCGATCGGCGGCGAGAAGAACGTGATGCTGCTGGACTGCTGGGAGGACTGGCTCGGGCTGCCGGCCCTGATCAAGAGGGTCAAGCGCGAGCGCAAGCTGACCTACGGCGACCAGGACGAGCCGATCCTGAAGCCGAAGGGGATACGCGCCAGGGACAGGGCGAGGCACCAGGGCAAGCGCGTCGACATCATACTCATAGAGGAGAAGGCCAGCGGCGTCAGCCTGATGCAGAGCCTGGCCGCCGAGGACATACTGACGTCCGGCTACAACCCGGGCAACGCGGACAAGCTGACCAGGCTGCACCTGACGTCGCCGATGTGGGCGCACGGCAGGGTCTGGGCGGTGGAGAGCGAGAACGAATCGAAGCAGCCCAGGACCTGGGCCGACCCGCTGATCACGCAGGTCTGCTCGTACATCGGCGAGGGCAGCATCGAGCGCGACGACCTGTGCGACACGGCCACGCAGGCCATGAAGATGTTCATGGACCACCACATCGGGCCGCTCACGATCAAGGTCGACCCGGTCGAGGCGAAGCGCCAGGAGGCGCGGCGCAGGGCCGACAAGGCCAAGAAGCGGATCAAGGGGGGCAACCCGTATGACGGGTGACCTGCTGGCGCACCACGTGATGCTGGACGGCGACGAGACGACCGTGTCCGAGCTGGTGTTCTGCGACCTGCACGAGGCGCAGCTGAGGCGCGCCCTGATAGACCGCGGCTTCGGCGCCGACCTGGAGCTGACCAAGGACGAGCGGGCCGCCAGGCTGGAGGCCGGGGAGCCGGACGCGTTCTGCTACACGAAGCAGCACCTGGTGATGCAGTCGCTGCACATCTTCGGCGGCGAGCGCGTGATCCAGTGCGGCGGCTGCCCGGTCTGCGCCTTCGAGGGCGTGATCGAGCAGACGACGGACGACGCGGTCATGAGGGCCAACGGGAGGAGGCACTGATGCCAGGCAAGGCCCACAACATCAACCTGCTCCTGGGGCGCCTGGGCGAGCTGTATCGCAAGTACCTGGGCGACCTGGACGAGGACGAGATGGACGCGCTGATGACGCACATGACCTACCCGGAGGACGTCACGGCCGGCCAGATGAAGAGGCTGGAGGACGTCATACAGGCCGGGCCGAGAACGCCGGAGCAGCTGCGCGTCTACCGCGGCTCAGGTATGGAGGAGGCGCCCGTATACGAGAGGCGGCTGCACGCATACCCGATGGCCACCAGCCTGAACCCCAAGGTGGCCAAGAGCTTCGGCCACGTGGAGGCGCTGACGGTGCCCGAGGGTTCTCCGGGGCTGCTGCTGATGCCGGAGACCACGGATGATAAGTTCAAGGAGCTGTTCGAGATGAGCACGTACTGGGACCAGCCGTACGGCGAGGCCGAGTTCCTGCTGCCCATCGTCGAGCCGGGCGGGACCAAGCCGGCGGAGTTCTACAGGCACCCCAGGTTCGAGGGGGACGAGTTGAGAGAGTACACATACAGGCCGCCGTACAAGGCTAGGGGCGGGCTGGCGCAGGTGGGAGATAGGATGTGAGCGTACCAGGCGAGGTGATGGAATTCGACGAGTCGCAGTCAGACGTGGAGTACACGGACGACGGCGGGGCGATAGTCAACGTGAGCGGCGAGGAGGACCCGGTCGGCGAGACGTACGAGTTCTACGACAACATCGTCGACAGCATATCCGAGGAGGAGCTGACGACGCTGGCGACGCAGCTGGACGACGCCATCGAGCGGGACAAGAAGTCCAGGCAGCGCAGGGACAAGGAGTACGCCGAGGCGATCAAGCGCACCGGCCTGGGCAAGGAGGCGCCAGGCGGCGCCGAGTTCCAGGGCGCGAGCAGGGCCGTGCACCCGATGCTGACGGAGGCCAGCGTGGACTACGCGGCCAGGGCGATCAAGGAGCTGATGCCGCCGGACGGGCCGGTCAAGTCGTACATCCCCGGGGAGCACACGTCGCCCGAGCGGCTGCAGCGGGCGGACCGCGTCAAGGCCTACATGAACTGGCAGTTCCTGAAGCAGATGAAGGAGTTCAGGCCGGAGCTCGAGCAGCTGCTGCCGCAGCTCGCCCTGGGCGGCAGCCAGTACATGAGGCTCACGCCCGACTGGTCGAAGCGCAAGACCAGGCCGGTGCCGGCGTACATACCGCAGGACCAGGTGTCCATCCCGTACAGCGCCAGCAACTTCTACACGGCCGAGCGGCAGACGTACCACGAGCACATCACCAAGATGGAGTTCGAGGCCAGGGTCAAGGACAAGATGTACAGGGACATCACGCCGCTGGTGCAGGGGCCGCTGCCGGAGATGACGGAGGCGGCGAAGGCCACGGAGAAGGTAGAGGGCAAGGACGTCTACGACTACTACAACGAGGACGGCCTGCGCGTCGTCCACGAGATCAGCGTGTCGCTCATACTGGAGGGGCCGAACGAGGGCGAGGCCGGAGAGGGCGACGTAGGGGAGGACGAGGACTACGGCGTCGCGCCGTACCTCATCAGCCTGGACGAGCCGACCAAGAAGATCGTCGCCGTCGTGCGCAACTGGGAGCAGGAGGACGAGTACTTCGAGCGCATGCAGTGGATGGTGGAGTTCCCGTTCATACCCTGGCGCGGCGCGTACAGCGTCGGCCTGGGCCAGATGATCGGCAGCCTGGCCGGCTCCGCGACCGGCGCGCTCCGGGCGCTGCTGGACTCGGCGCACGTGAACAACATCCCGACCGCCGTCAGGCTGAAGGGCTCGAACTTCCCCGGCCAGACCAAGA